TAATCATACGTTTTCTTCAGTCTTGATTTTATATCTTCGATTGTATAGGTTTCACTTAACATTATCTTATTTCAGCCTATGTGCAACGTGATATATTATTTCTTAATGGAGGGCTTTCTCCCTCTTATCTTTGGCACATCCGCTACAGAAGGCGCTGCTGCTTCTTTCTCATTGAGATCTTCAAGCCCTAACTTATCCAGAGCGGAATCGTCATCCTCAAAATTATCTTTTGATGGATCCACTCCTACGAAATTTTCATCAAGAGGGTCTTCATCTTCGAAAAATTCGTCAGGGATATTTTCCCCGGAAGTAGTTTTTATTTTTTTTCTGTTATTGATATTTTTTTTGGCCTTATCCTCTGCCATTTCCTCGGCTATCCCTATGACAGAACTTTTCGGAATAGTATAAGGACATTCCCCGTTCACACCTTTAGCTCTGAGAGCCTCATTCACATCAACGGAAAACTGAAAAGCCACTTCTTTCCCATTCCTATCTTTAAGAATGATTTTTCCATTTGCATTCCTACGATATCTCATTTCTTTCTCCTTGTTATTTAATATCTTAAAAACTTCCCCTAAAGAATAGGGGAATATTTTAAATCATCAAATCAAGGATTTGTTAATTTCTCTTTGATAAATATGCGGTATAATTTATACCTGTCACTATGGACCCGCTTACTTCAGTATAAAGCCTCATGTAACGCTTTGGAATTCCATTCACGATTTCATTTCTGAAGGGTAAAACGTACCTGCCTATATACATATCGGCATCGCCCGGAATATTATCCCATTCCGCAGTTCCTGAAGATCCCAGGATTAAACTTGCCACCGCATAAATATCAGACGCAAATGTCGCGCTTGAACTTACTTCGGCATGTATGATGTATTTCTCATCATCCGATGCAACTTCCATGGCAGAGACATCTATTATGATGTCTCCCTCCACAGTTCCTGTCCCAAGATCGAGAATCTTGGCGGCAGCATCTACCAAAGCGGCTGCCGAAGCAGCAATCGCTCCGGCATCTTTTAATTCAAGATCAACATCATAAGTTTTTCTTGCTCTTTCGCTCATTTTTTCCCTCGCTTATACATTGCTTCTTTTTACAAGATATGCTATGCAATCGAAAGTGGTTGTGGTTCCAACTTCATTGAAATACAACCTTAGATAGCGCTTCTGTACTCCGTTTGCAATTTCATTTCTGAAAGGTATGATGTATCTCCCTGTCGTCATATCTACATCTCCGGTAATGACAGCAGCATCTCCAATCTGTAGCGATGCTACACGATAATAATCAGAGGTAAAGGCAGCAACACTGCTGATTTCCACTCCAATAGTAACGGCTTCATCCCCCTGATCTACGTCAATTGCGGAAACATCTACTACGATATCTCCCTCTACTAATCCTTCGCCGAGGTCGAGCACTTTAGCTACCGCAGCGATGTTACCGGCAACATTACCGGTAACGACTGCTCCGTCATGCAATAAGAGTGCATGATCATAAGTCATTGTTTTTCTGTTTGTACTCATGTCATTCCTCCCTTATACCACTACCGCAGCGTCAGAGATTGACCATAACCTCGCCGCAGCTCTGCCATGGAATATTGCGATACCGCAATCCCATTCCACCCTTGTTCTGTAAACCGGTGAGTCATCAACTTCCCCGAGATCTCTTACATCAATATCTCCGCCCTGTATCCCGGTAAACATACCTTCACCAAAACTTACGCAGTATATCGATGTAGCTTTGGCTCCCGCGCTTGCATTGTTCGACACTTCAGTGAAGGGTAAGATGTCATTATTCTCGTTATCTTTATCAACAATAAGAATAGGAAGATCGTTGTAATATGTAACCCTTCTGCCGAAAGCATCAAGTTCATAAGTAACGTATCCACCAACATTGTACAGACGAGCAGCAGCAGACAACCTTCTCCTCATTGCTTTGCTCATAAGCAAATGAGTAGGATTATCAACAGCGTCAATCAACTCGTCCAATTTCGCCAATGATAGCGGATCTCCGTTGTTGGTAGTGCCATTCGGAATAAGTTGATTACCTGTACATCTTACCTGCAGACCATCAAATTCTCTTGGTTCTGAAGTCTGATCTCCTTTTATAAAAGTCTCTGTCCATTTAAGGGCAAGAGCCTTTACCTTCATCATCTCATGAGTTGAACGCATACCCGCGCCCATTCTCTGGACGATAAACCTGTCAACATCCAAGTCTCCACCGGCAATAACCAGCGGTTCCGTCATTGGATTAATAATACCCGTCCCTTCCGTAAAGGCTTCATTTACGCCCCTGAATCCGATACCAGGAAGAGTTTCCTCCCTATTGTATCTCATGGCCGTACCTTCAATAGTCTCGATAGGGAGTTCCCTAAGAAGATCTGAAGATGAAGCGAACATTTCTATAATAGCGGAACGAATCGGATCTCCTGAATAAATCTTCGCAGCTTCTACTAATGTTAATGCCATATCAATTTCCTCCTGATGGCAACAAAAGATTTATTTCGACTCTCTCTTATCTATTTATCTCTTAACACCTTGTTCTCTTGCTTTTGTTAATCTATCGGAAGGTTTCAATTTATCCCACTCCACCCTTCCATAATTCCCCTTGTTCGCCGGAGGTGATCCTCCGCCCGGGGACAAATCTACCTGACGCAGATAAAAATTACGTTCAAGTTCGATCCATCTCTTAAATAACTCTCCCGGAGTGCCTTCTACCACTTCAGGCTTACCGTCTTTATCCTCAAGTGTTAGGGTAACTATAGTTTCAAATTCTCCCGTAGGCTTTCCTTCGCCATCTACTTTTTCGGATATTTTAGCCTTCCCTTCGCTTTCAAAAAGTAAGGATACCTGCCCCGGGTTAAATAACTTCGCATCCCCGAAAGCGCTGAAAATATCAGTTCTTATCGTTGATTTTTCAAATAAGCTTTTCCATTTCTTCAAGTCTTCTCTTGCTGAATTCGCGGCCTTCTCGTGTTCTTTGATCGCTTTTGCCGCATTGGCTTCTGCCCTCTGCTCCGCTGTCATGCTAGCTTCTTTTAATTTATCATACTCCTCCCGGATCTTATTCAAATCCGCGTTATCACTTTTAAGGCTCTCCAATAAAGGATTAAATTCCTCTTTTACCTTTTCCCTTGTCGTGGCGATGGAATGACCAATTATCTCTTTAATGGATGCAGCAATTTCCTCCGGAACTTTTATTTTATTCCCTGACTTTGGATCTGGAATCTCCGCAAATTTTCCGCTAAATTTAAGTTCATCTCCTCCTCCGCCGCCTCCTGGATTATTTGGATCTTCAGCCCAACACCTTACAAAGAAAAATAAATTTAATAACTGCTGAAAAAATCTGAAATTCTTAACTCTCATAAACTCTCCTATTTCTTGTTATTTTGATTCTCTTCTTTGATAACTGATGAAGCGGACATTACATCTACTTTATTCTCAATTATCGTTTTACTCTTATCTATTTCATCATAGATCAATTGTAATATATCAGGCTTTAAATCATTCGCCAACTGTTTTTTTACGAGAAGTTTTAACGTCTCCTGTTGTAATCTCTTAACGGGGTGCATTAAGAGTTCGTTAAGCATCGTGACTTCCGTTTGCAAATCCTTTGAAGAAAAAGCAGAAGTGTATTCAGATTTGATCGCGTTTCCTTTTATAGTTCTGTTTTCCCACCTTGAAGCAGTCCGGAATATCCATTCCTCTGCCCTTCCCATCATCAGCGCTCCGGATTGAAGCAACGCCCTCATCTTCTGAAAATCTATTTCTTTGGCGACTCCGGACTTGACAAACTCTTTCGTTTCATCTGTGGATAACCCTACTTTTTTCATTACCTCGGACATATAAAATTCTATGGCATTGATAAAGGGATCTATCTCTGTAAGATTCGCCCCAATAAAACCCGGAGAAAATTTCGCATCTATGTCGACAGGAATAATAGACAACGGGCCGACTCCGCCATTGATAAGACTAACCGGAGCCTTGCCGTCTTTGCTGGGATAAACCAACATTTTAAATGTACCCGATGCCAGCATCTCGTCCATATAACTCATATTGTTATATATAAGTTTGCAAATCATAGCAATGTCTTCACAAACGGTTTCTCCTATGAAGTCGTTATTGTCGTCACGCCAGCTTATGAAATTAAAAGGAACATAACCTATTTTATGCGGGCGCGGTTCCTCCGGCACAACAGCTTTATTATCGACTAAAATAAAATGCTGACAATATTCTCTCGTCCATAACGTATATTTAACGATATCTTTGCCCACGGCAAATGGATCGGGATGGCTTCGATATGAATTATCAAGGATCACCCAATTCAGTTCTCCATCATGAGAATTTATATCGAAATCCCTTATCTTAAAAGGAAGATACAAAATTGCGTAAGGATTTACTCCATTATCAAGCCTGTCTTTTTTTGTGCGAATTATATCGGGATTAAAATCGGGAGAATCTACAAGGATGCCGCAGGTAAACATAAAGGAATGGGCGGCAACAATCCTCATAAACTCATTAAGTTTTTTCTTTCCCGAAACCTGATCGAGGAGATAATTAAGTTCTTTCGGAATCGTGCGTATGGGTTCATTTAGAAATAAAAGGCCGCTAAGCATATCCACTACCGGAGACATCTGATTGGGATAAACCGCCCTTTCTTTTCTCTTAGCGAACGATCCGTTACTTTCTTTGGGATATTGAATAAGATAATTACCATTCTTGAATTGTAAACCGCCGATATAACTATCGTAAATAAGCTTCCAATTATCTTGTTTATTTTTTAATTCAGGATGTCTTTGATTAAAAATTATTAAATTGGTATCAGTCGCCATCTATTATCACTTCTTTTTATTTAAAGCGCTCTTATCGCCGAGCAAGCGAACTGTACCTTATCGCGGTTGACTTTCGAAAAATAAACAACAAAGAGAGTAAATTTTTGAAAGAGAGTCAAAAATTAGCGCTAAAAGCGCTATACTTAATCTATATATTTAACCCATTTTAAAGTCAAGCAATTATTTATAATGCTCCGGAATATCTTGTAAATTCAAAATGAGGACGCCTAAAATAAGATATTATCATCTCCATGCAGTCCGGATAGTCATCATTGCCATAAGCGCCATAAAATACTATCTGGTTCATCGCCTCGGGGTACCTGCGCTCGTAATCAGACAGGAACCGTACATACCCGGAATATAAATCAGGCTGCGTGGAAACAATTCTTTCGTTTTTATTGCTATCGCTACCGTGGTGTACGGGGTCAATATCTATTCTCCAGTTCAATCTGGCATGAGCATCTTTAATGGCCTTTTCCACTAGGGTAACGCCATTATTTTCATACACCATTTTCCGACAGCGATATAATTTATTCTTCGCCGCGATCTGATGTATAAGAAGCGTCAATTCCACTTTTTCATCTATGTTATCAAAGAAAGTTATGGTGTCATTATAATAATGCGCCCACCATACCGCGGGAAAGTCACTATGTTTTTTACCTAAGCTGGGGTCAAATCCACAGATGATCTGGCCGTATCTGAATACTTCTTTAAACTGAGAAGGGCGAACAAAGGTAAGACGTTTTAAATCGAAAGTTTGTAAACCTTCGGACAACGGAGAGTTCAAATATTGGCAACTCCAAAATATTTCCGACATCGTTCCTTTTAATTCCAGTATCTGCTTATCTGTGAATAATTCCGGATAGAAGGAATGACCATCAGACCCTATAATAGATTCAGATTCTATATCCCATTCCTGTTTTTTCTCCTTGACCAGTTTCTCCATTATGTACCACACTAGATCTCTAAGATGCCAGCGCGTTCCTATATAATAAAGAGATTCAAAAGTTATGTCATTCTTCTCATCATAAAAGGGTACGATAAGAGGGTTAAGAGTATCAAACCACCTCTCCTTATTTGTTCTCTCCAATTCATGATTACGGTCTTCTTCGTTCAAGGGGTCATCAATAATTATTATATTCGGATGAACACCAACAGTAGAGCTTCCGGAAGTTCTTAAAATAAGAGAAAATCCTTTTCCTTTCCTCCCGCGAAGATTAAATACGTCTGAAGTATTTTTAGCAGAGTCGTCTCTGACAACCCCAAAAATAAAAGAATATAACGTTTCGTTTTTATCCGTACCTACATAAGAACTCAAAGAATCTGCAATTTCATCAAGAAGAAGTTTATTAGAAGATGTGTAAAATATTCTAACTTGAGGAGAGATATACCCCCATATCCACAGAACAAAAGATATCCCATATAAGGTAGACTTGTACGTCGCCCGGGGCTTCAGCCTCATTACTCTTTTTTTTCCCTTCTTTACCGCAGTGATAAGATCATCCGCCCATCTCTTATGAGTTTGTTCCGTAAGAAGATTAAATTCCAGGACATGTTTAGCAAAGAAAAATAAATCGGAACTTCTCTCCACTACGACAGCACAGAGAGTAGTTATTTCAGTCTGAGAAAGCGTTATCTCTTTATTAAGATGCTGTTTTATTAAAAACAGGGCTTTTAAAGCTCTGTCTCTGGCGTGTTCCTGCTCGGGATCAATTCCCTTCTTCTTCTTTGACTGTCTCTCCTTCCACTGTTGCCTCCGTTGTAATCGCTGCTCTTCCGTCAGGTTCAGATAATTGGAAATTTCCATCTTCTATTTCCTGCCTTAACTCCTCTAATGATTTACTCTCAAGCACCTGTAATATATTAAATACAGTCTCTCTTTTATTCACATTTACTTCTATGGGTCCGCCCTCAGCGCCGGTAATTTCCTTTATCTTCTTATCCGGAATGGCTTTCTTCAGCAACTGTACCGCACAATTCATCCTATACCATTTATCAGGAACATTAGCTTCTACCAGAGTGCCGTCTTTGCTATAAACATTAGTAGTCGCTTTTAATCCATCGATAAGCACTTGTATCGCGGGTAATATACCCTCATCAAGTTTAGCTATCGCCTGGGGATAATTTTTAAACATGAGGGCCTTGGGTGTGCGTCCTGATCCGGGGAGACCTCCACCGGGCCCGGATACAACCGGCGTGTTTCCTTTCCTTGCCAATTTTACTCTCTCTTTTTTTTATTTTATATTTTTAACGCCCGCGAACTTTTTTAAGTCTTGGGTTTTTACGCTTCGCCGCTTTACTCGCGTTGCGTGAGGACGAAGCCAATATCGCGTTGGCCCCTTTCATGGATATTCCTTGTTCCCCCGCTATCTTTTTGGCTACAGCTTTAAAACCGAGACGCTTCTTTGTATTTGCCATCTTTATATTCCTCCGTTTATATCTATGATAATAAAAAAAAGACTGCGCGTGTGCAGTCTTTAACATTAAAACATTATCGAGTCAAGTTTTTTTACTTCACGGAAACCCCATTTTCTACGGGGCTGTTCTACGGAGGCAGAGAGAATCGAACTCCCGAGCCATTTCTGACCACTTGTTTTCAAGACAAGCCCCTAAAACCAACCGGATTACCTCCATGCTGCGGTTATAATACAATGCTACGAATGAATAATCAATCTATTTTCCTGAATAATATAGCCCGCAATGCTAAGAGACAAAAGATTAAAGATAATACAAATATTAGTGAACTACCAACATTATTTCTTTATGCTCCTGTCCCGCGACGGTTTGCCCCTTAATATATACGGCTTTTTAATATTAAACTCTTTCCTGTTCGACAAAGCCTGAGCCGCTGCCGCGGTAATTTTTATCCCTCTTTTTCTAAACTCGGTTACAGCTACGATATGTTCCGTTACCCGAGGCAAGAGATATATCTCCCTCGCGATCATCAATCTTTCCTCTGTCCAGAATCTATTATTTCCCATCGTTCCTCACATTAAATTTAAAATGCCGATAATTATCAATCTCCATACCACCCAGTAATAAAAAATAAATGCCATAAAAAGTATGATCAAGAGAAAGATTAATCCTGTGACGTATTCTTTTACGGATTGTTTCATTATGGACGCCTCCTTTAATTCTCCTTTAATTGTTCCTGTATCTTTGGGAATTGTTTCCTGTATATATTCGTGAAGGAATCCCACTCCCCGGAACTGCTTAACAGGCTCTGCTCGGCCTTCTTAACGTACTCGCCCGCGGCCCCGATCTTAACCCTGGTGCTGGTATAGCTTGTTTCAAAGTCCTGCACCATCTGTTCAAATTTTAAAATAGCTTCTCTGCGTTCTTCCTTTTCTTTTCTTAATCTATGTATTTCGGAATCCCTTTCCTCCAGGAGAGTTTTCCATTTATTCGCCTCTTGTGTCCTTACTATCTCAATTTCCCGCTTATAATGCAGATGCAGTTCACTAATCTCCTTATCCTTCAGAGCTATCGCGGCATCACGGGAATCGCTTATTACGAGCATCTCCTCTCTTAGCTTCTTCTCGAATTTCTTTCTATATTCCTTACGAATCCGGGCCTTGAACTTTATCCTCCAATCCTGACGCCATTTCTTCAATAATTTCATATTTTCTACCTTTTACTTATATATCGGAATAAATCAGAAAAATACCCTAAGAAAAATTATTGGAAAATTTTATGAAGGAAAAAGTTCTGTGATAGGGAGAAAACATATTATTTATCTGGTAAGAGGGCAACTTAGAAGATAAATCGTACCCTGTGCCTCCTTGATAGATAGAATCCGCAATAATATTGATAACAGGTTCTTTAGAGAAAGTAAATACTTTGCTCTTATATACAACATCATAGGCTCCGCCATCTCTTACAAACGCAACGGAATCTCCTATAGTTTTATGATATGCTGATATCCGCATCAACGCCAGGTTCGGGAATCTTTTCCCATCCACATCCAATAATCCTATATTCATGTCATTACTCCATTTCTTGCGAACCAGGCGGAAGCTTCACCCCTGCTTATTCTGAAGCAACATGGCCATAACCTGGAGGAATCCTCAACGGTATAATATATTTTATCATTTTTGTATATAATACCGTCGACAAAGCTTATATACCATGGGTCCATAGGGTCCTTGTCACTATATTTCGTCACAAGTACATATTCTCCCATTTTAGGTTTTTTA